TTTATAATCGATTTATTGTTCCCCCTATGATGATGTTAACAATTGGTGATTTGTATAAATTTCAACCTATAGTTATTACATCATTAAATGTTAATATTCCTGATGATGCTTCTTGGGAAACATTAAATGAAAATAATTCAAAATTAGGTTGGAGTTATTTAAATGGTTTAATCACCGCTCCAAATTTAGGTAAAAATTATGGACAACTTCCTAGAGAAGCTGAAATAGCCGTTACTTGTAATATACTTGAAAAAGAAAGAGCTATTATGGGCGGCTCTCATTTTGGTCATGAACCAAGAATTGATAATTGGGAAAACAAAGTTATTGCTGAAAGATTTTTGACTGGAAGTGTTCCATATTTGCCTGTTCCTACTGTTTTACATCAGAACTTTGTAGAATGGAATGACCCCGGACAACCTGACCCACATCAAACAGCTTAATATATTTATGAAAAGATATGATTCAACATCAATGATGCAAAGGTGGGATGGTAAAAGGGTTTATGTTACAACTCAATACCCAATTATACAACCTCAAGATAGTGATGCTATTGTTATATCTAATGAAGCAGATTATTTAGATAACCTTGCTTACAAGTATTATAATGACCCCACATTATGGTGGATTATAGCATTGGTCAATAATATTGGTAAAGGGAGAATGAGTGTTCCACCGGGTATGCAACTTAGAATACCAACTAATATTAATGATATTCTAGTACAATTTAATACGTTAAATTATAATTCACAATAAGTTATGCCAGCACCAATTATTCCATGGCAGCCAAGCAATATACCCGGCGAAATTCAAGCAGAATTGAATCGAAGGAAGATTAATCGAAGTTTCAGATATATCCAAAATGCGCAAGCAAATTGGAATAGTAATGATGGAGATTGGAATACTTACAGAGGACCAATGGTTTCTTGGATTCGTATGTGTTCCAATAGTGCTGGCCATCCTCTTGTAACCGGGTCTTATGGAACCAATAAAGAGAGATTTGTATTATATAGTGGCAAAGGATTTTATCAAAGTTATGGATTTCAGCTACCATCAGCACCCGGTTCAAATTATCAAATTATTGGATATACTCCCGGAGATTATGAAAATGCCAATTTTGGTGAACCGCACATTATTGAAAATTCTTTAATACAACCGTCTGATGAACCTATAAATTATCCGATTCATGTTCCACCACCTGAAATTTCAAGAGCAGAGATTACTGTTCAAAAGGAACTTTATAGACGTATTCAAATTGAATGGGTTTGTTTTTCTTGGAAACAATTGGTATATATGACACCATATTTTCTTGTTCCGGGTATAACTTGTATGGTGGAATGGGGATGGAATCATTACAATATCCAATCATTAGTGAATCTTGGTGACAAGTTCCAAATGAGACGATTATGGGATAACGCTTATCCTCTTTATATTAACAATATTCTTTTATCTCATGGCAACTATGATGTGGTATATGGTATTATTACAAATTTTAATTGGAGTATTGAAGGTAATAAGATAATTTGCATGACAGAAATAACTTCTAAAGATAGACTATATTCAGGTATAGCTAAAGATTATGGATTGTCAGTTGATAGTAAAACAGATGAAACCAAGAATGGTTTATTCCAATCTCTCAAAAGTTTTATAGACAATAAAGATACAATAAAGAATTTAAGAGCTCTTGTAACATTGTCACCTGTCGTGAATACAGGTCTTTTATCAAGAAATAATCAAGACCCAAATAATGGAATGTGGTATGATATTCTGAATCCTTTACTAACAGAAGGAACACCTGAACAGCAGGCTATGAGGTCGCCATGGATATTTGGTGTTTTTTCAGGAAGACAATCTGACTCTTATACCAATAATGAAGCATTTGGAACTCCTAAACAGGGGGACTTTGATTTTGGTGTCAAAGATACTGATAGTGCTGATAAATTTTGGATAAATATGGGATTGGTTGTTTCAATTTTAAATTATTTTTCTGCCTTAGATAGTGGCGCTAAAAACGGTGAAAATATGTTTGAAGTTGATATTCAAAATTCTGTAATAGGTGGTCATGTGAATTTAATTTCTTGTGACCCAAGAGTATTAATACCAAATTATAAAGCACCAAAATTTTTATATGGTTTAGTTGGTAAACAAGCTAATGTTGAAGGAGATACACCCAATCCTAAATATCCATATTCATATCAAGTAGTGAATCCAAAACCATATGCGAATTCTATCCAAGATAAGAGATTAAACCAAATATGCCTTCAACCCGGTAAAGACTGTTATCGTGATAATTTGGACCCTATCATAAATTATAATAGATATAGATGGGCTAAAATAGCTAATAACATATTCCAAAAATCACCTTTAGTTTCTTATAGTTTTCCATCACACGGGCTTGATAATGTGGTTCTACCTGTAAGTCCAAGGGGGCTTGCAGGCAACCAACTGGAGACGGATGTTTCTGGATTGCTTTCAAATATTTACATTTCTTTTAGTTTATTAAAAGAAGCTGTAGATGATGAAGCCAATGTTTCTTACACAGATATATACAAGCATATTCTGCAAGTTTTAATGAGTGCTTCTGATGGATTTTGGGATTTAGTTTTGGTTGATGTCGATGGAATTATTACTATAACAGACAAAAAATTTATAGGAAAATATGCTCTAAATAATACTATAGATTCACGGGGTAATATGCAAGGACCTGAAACTGTATATTCATTTGATTATTATGATACAGACAGTATTATTAAAGCTATAAAATTCAGACCTGTTTTATCAGATGCACAAGCTACAAGAACTATATATGGGGAAGTTAATAATGCAAATTCAAAGTATAAATACTTGGATAAAAATGACGTTCTTGATTACAGGTTTAAGGATGCGGTAATAGGAATAGAACAAGACAAAATACAAGGAGATGCACAAGGGGATTTGAATAGACGCCAAACGGCTAGGGGACAACTTATGGATTTATTGAGTAATGTTCAAGTTATTAATTCTCAAAATGATAACGGTACACTGCAAATGTCATTAAATCCATTCAGACATACAGCCAGTCCGCCAACTCCACCAGCAAATATATCACCGGGCACAGATAGGGTTGAAGTTGTTAAATTAGCATGTCTTGACCCACAGATTCTTAGATTGTTATTGAATGATGGAGATTTTGATAATAATCCAAGATATTGTGCTGTTCAGCCGGGAATAATTCTTGAATTGACATTACAAGGTATAGGTGGTCTAAGAACTTTTCAATATTTTACAATAAAAAATCTTCCTGAACCGTATAGTGATAGAAATATTATTTTCCGCACAACGGATGTTATTCAAACTCTTGAAGCTGGAAATTGGGAAACTACTATTCGTGCACAACCATTGCCTCTCCGTGCATATATTAAAACCAGACTTAGAGGCCCATATACTAATACTACTACCGGATGGCTTCCTGACCCACCAATGTAAAAATTAAGCGGATTGACATTTTGGCATAAAACTCTTATTATGTTTAAGATGCTAACAATTGAAGGTTATAAAAAATTGATAAATCATTTAAAGTCTTCACCTATTATTTTATGGGCGATTCCTTCTGATGAATTTCTTCATCCATGCGCTACTGATATTTCCATTGTGTTTATAAAAGATATAAATGATAAAAACATATATTGTTTATCATTTAATCATTCTGATGCATCTTTAACTATAGACAAAAAAACATTTGTTGATGACTTAAATAATTTGGATGGAATAAAATGGGTGTTTGATAAAAAGTCATTTATTCAACTTCTACCTTTTACTAAGGATTTGTTGGATATTAATTTATTTAATCATCTTCAAAAAGGGAAATTGATTGATAAACAATATTTTGAAACTCAAGCACATAAATTTATTTATCAAACTAAAAAGAATTGTGGAGATTTGAATAAAGTAGTTCCTTTGTTAAAGCATAAGGAAATGTTTGAGAAAATGTGTGATAAGTCCATTTTACTGGATATAAATTTGATTGATGAAGGTTATAGAAAGGAGAATGAAATTGTAATTGAAACGTTATCTGAATTGGAATCAAATGGTATTTATGTGAACGCTAATTGTTTTGGAAAACATTTTAATGCAAAAATACAACCTAACGGATTGGTATATAGTCAATATAACGTTTATACGAGCACGGGCAGACCTAGTAATCATTTTGATGGAGTCAATTATGCAGCATTAAGTAAAGATAGTGGTGTAAGAAAATGTTTTATATCCCGTTACGGAAATGATGGAATGATGATACTAATTGATTATTCTGCTTTTCATCCAAGAATTATTTGTAACATAGTTAATTTTCCTATGGGAGCTAATGAAGATATTTACAAATATTTAGGAGAAATATATTTTAATAGAAAAATTACAGAGTATGATTTGGAAGAAATCAAACGAATAACAATGCGGCAATTATATGGTGGTGTGGAAGAAAAATATGAACATATTAAATATTTTAGAAGCTTGAAGGAATTTATTGATGATAATTGGAAATGTTTTAGAGAAAATGGATATGTGACAACTCCTATATTTAGGCGAATGATTACCACTGACCATTTGAAAGATGCAAATCCTGCTAAGCTATTCAATTATATTCTTCAAGCTACG